ACGTACCTCATCCGCAAAGTCAAAACAAGATAATCGAAGTCAACGCAATACCGGAAGGAGATTTATACAGACTTATCACTCACAGCGAATTACCCTCTGCTGAGAAATTCGAATCCTGGGTATTTGATGAAGTGCTGCCGTCCATTAGAAAGCATGGAATGTATGCAACGGATGAACTGATAGACAATCCAGACCTTTTAATCCAGGTTGCAACGGCCCTTAAAGCTGAAAGAGAAAAGAATAAGCAGCTTGAAACTGAGGTAAAGGTCAATAAGCAGATTATCGGGGAATTAAAGCCAAAATCTGATTATGTAGACCATATCTTACAGAACAAAGGACTTGTAACCATTACACAGATTGCCAAGGATTACGGCATGAGTGGACAGGCCATGAATGAGCTGTTACATGAATTAAAAATCCAGTTCAAACAGAGCGGACAATGGCTACTATACAGCGAGTACCACAATATGGGATATACCCATTCAAATACGGTTGACATCCAACATAAAGACGGAACACCGGATGTTAGGATGAATACCAAGTGGACACAGAAAGGCAGATTGTTCTTGTATGAGCTGTTAAAGGCTAATGGTTATCTGCCGGTTATCGAACAAGGCAAAATTGCTTAACCAATTAACCCTATAGAAAGGAGAACAGAGGAATGGATTTTAAAGAATACAAAAAAGCAATATTAGAGGTAGTAGAAGTATTGGACGAATTAATCTTACTGGAAGAGAAAGAAAGCGCTGGTGAAGATGTGGAATCAGCCACAGAAGCAGCAATGGGAAAATTCGTTATGAAACTGTTAAAACTGCAGAGTTTATCTGAATAAGGAGGATCAAAATGTTTATAAGTAAGCAAAGATGGCAGGCATTAGTATCCAGAGTTAATGAGTTGGAAAAGAAATCAACCGCTACAACTTTTTCATATGGAGAAGTCGACTTACAGGGATTAGCAAAAATGGTTGAAAGAACAGTTCCACGTAAGCCGACAGCAGTGTAATTACTTTGATTCAAGGTATTTAATAATATTCTTTCTAAATTCATCCATCGTGTAAAATGTTTGCCTGGCTAATTCAACTATATCACCTTCCGTAGCCGGCTCCTTGCTTCCTTCTGTGTAGCAAGAACGAATTTCGTTAGAATAGTCAATTAAAGAATCATTAAGTATTTTATCAAGTTCTTTTGTTGTCATAGTATCTCCTTTAATTCGTACTCGGCCCGACAGCCTGTAAGGAGATTGTACCACAATATAACAATATATTCCATAAGGAGGACAAGCATTGAAACCAAAGGATAATATTTATTACTTTGAAATCAAAATGGATTTTACAAAAGATAAGGTAGAGCAAACCAAGCGAGAACATAAAGTGATTGGCGCAAATGATAGGTACATTTGTATTGACGATTCTTTATTTACATCTCTTCAAACAAAACAGTATTACCGTGGAGATAAGGTTGATTTCAACGAAATAAAAATTTATGAGAGCCATTCAAGCTGTTTAGGTGATTACATAAGAGCATATCTGTATACAGCCAGCCCCAGCGAAAAGATAGCTTACAGAAGAATTAAGAAAGCCTTGGAGAAGTTTATTTACGAAAAGCATGGGCGGTACTGTAATGCAATTTCATTCTTGGATAAGATTCAGATTTAATGGAGGAGGCATCATGATAGGACTTATGCAAATCATTTTATTCATTGTTGCATGTGGACAAGTAGGAAGCCTGCAAACAGATTATATAACCATATCGCAGTTTTATACCAGAGAAGTAATTTTACTAGGGTGTATTGGCATCCTACAACTAATTAAAGAGGCTGTAAGTACTCGCAATACTCACAGCCGGTAAACATAACAAAATAATCTAAGCCTATGATAGGCGGAAAGAGAGGATTTGTCAAGTGGAAAAAATATTAATCAATGTACCGTTAGAATATTATGTGGAGGGCGTTGTGGCAATGGCCAGGATTGATGCTTTAAAAGCTTTTACAATAAAGAGTTCATATAGCATTACAAGGGAGGATATCGCTAGTATTTTAGGGTTCGAGCTTCCTGAAAAGGAGGATTAGATGAATCCTGATATGAACAGCATATATGATGCCTACGAAGCAGAACAGGCCCGGCAGGAACGCAGGCGGGAGAGGTTGGAACATGAAGAGGATATGGAACCGGAAGAACTGCCATTTTATGAAAAGGAGATACATCTATGAATGATGTAATTATAAAGGATGAACCCGGATTTTTGAGAACTTCACAAACTGAAATGATGATATCCAGACAGGCCCAGGAAGTACAAGCCGCCATGGTTGTAGCAAAGAAGTTTCCACGGGATGAATATGAATCTATGGAAAAGATAAAAAGGACTTGCCAACGCGCTACATTGGCTGAACAGGCTTTATATTCATACCCAAAGGGTAATCAAAATGTAACAGGACCGTCAATCCGCCTTGCAGAAGCCCTGGCGCAGAACTGGGGCAATATTGACTATGGAGTTATTGAGCTGGAACAGAATACTGGTAAATCAGAAATGATGGCCTATGCTTGGGATTTAGAGACTAATACCCGGGTGACAAAAATATTCTCTGTGGAACACAAACGAGATACAAAGAAAGGTTCATATGCACTGACTGACAGCCGTGACATATACGAAGCTACAGCTAATTTCGGTGCAAGGAGAATGAGAGCTTGTATTTTGGGCGTTATACCTGGAGACGTGGTTGATATGGCAGTAGATGAGTGTAAAAAGACCCAATTAAGCGGAATAGGTAAAGAACCTATCAATGAGAGGGTTGGAAAGCTTTTAAAGGCGTTTAAGTCTGATTTCAAGGTAAATAAAGAACAGATTGAAAAATATACAGGTAGGAACGCTGCAGACTTTGGAGAAGAAGAATTTATTGACCTTAAGGGAGTTTACAAGGCTCTTAAGGATGGACAGGCGAAAACTGAAGATTACTTTGTTACAGAAAAAGAAGAAACAAATGATCCGTTTGCCGGAGGTAGTGAGAATGGTGATAACCAGTGAAAATTATTATAGTAAAGAATCAAATCAAGAATACCTGTCAGTAAGCCAGTATAAGGACTTTATGGGCACATATGGAAAGCCAGGATGTGAAGAATACGCACTTGCAAAGATAAACGGCACATGGGTTGAGGATATGGAGGAATCAGACGCTCTGATGGTGGGTTCCTATGTTGATGCTTATTTTGAAGGAACTATTGAATCATTCAAAATTGAACATCCCTGTATGTTCAAAAAGACAGATAGACAACTTCAAACAAAGTATCTAAAGGCAAATGACATGATAGCCAGATGTGAGCGAGATTCTAAGTTCATGGAGTTCATGAGTGGAGAAAAGCAAGTTATTATGACCGCTGAAATGTATGGAACCAAGTGGAAAATAAAGATAGATAGCTATCACCCAGGTAAATGCATTGTTGATTTAAAAACATGCCAATCGATAACTAAACACTTCTATCACCATGATGCTGGATATCTTAATTTTCTTGGAGAATGGGGCTATTACATACAAGGTGCTGTTTACCAAGAGGTTGTAAGAATTAATACTGGAAAGCAATTACCATTCTTTATAGCTGCAGTTAGTAAGGAAAAATATCCTGATATTGAACTAATACAGGCAGAGCAATCAAAACTTGATGAAGCATTAGCGGAAGTTGAATCCAATACATACAAGGTAATTGAACTTAAAACCGGTACCATAGAGCCATTACGGTGCGGTATATGTAATTACTGCAAGCATACAAAGGTTTTAACAGGTGCTATATGGTCCAGTGAATTATTAGGAGAGGTGTAATGAAAAGCATAGTTACGAAATATACAGATATTTGCTTTTTCTGTGGGGCTCCGGCTGAATGTGAACACCATTTAATTTTTGGGAATAGCCTTAGAACATTAGCTGATCAGGACGGAATAAAAGTACCTGCTTGCAATAAGTGCCACAACATGGGAAAGGTAACTGAACGTATTCATGAAAACCCAATGGCTGAGAAATTATCCAAGATGTTGGGTCAGGCTATTTGGGAGAAACACAACGGAGATAGAGAAGCTTTTCGTAAAAGATACGGTAAAAGCTATCTATAGACACTGATTAACTAGTCCTATGGTTAAAGCAATTGGTTTATGCCTGCAATTATAACATATCACGAATGTATGCAGAGATAACCTTCTTATCCATCCGGCGGTTGCCATGCCGCCGGAGAAAGGAGCTGAATGGAGTACAAATTTACAATATTGGGTCGATTAGATGGCCTTAACGAATATACAGCAGCCAATAGAACAAATCCTCACAAAGGTGGAAAGATGAAAAGGGATAATGAGGACACTGTTATTTGGTCTATAAGGCAACAATTAAGAGGTTTACATATTAACAGACCTGTACTTATTTATTATAGCTTTTATGAGCCAAATTCAAAGCGAGACAATGACAATATATTAAGTGGAGCAGCTAAGTTTATTCAAGACAGTCTGGTAAAAACAAATGTATTAGTAAATGACAACCAAAAGTGTATACATAATTTTTATTTTGATACATTCGTTGATAACAAAAACCCGAGAATAGAGGTCCTGATAAGTGAATTGTCAAATGATCAGTTTAAGATGAATTTATCAGAGCTTTTACGGGATTTAGGCAGGTGATTAAATGAAACAGGAAAATGAAAAGGACAAAAAATATTACTGGCTCCGGCTTAAGAAAGATTTTTTCAAACGTCATGATATACAGATAATTGAGAATATGCCGAACGGTAAGGACTATGTCTTATTCTATCTCAAATTGCTTGTTGAAAGTGTAGACCATATAGGGGAGCTTAGATTCTCGGATACCATCCCTTATAACGAGCAAATGCTATCTACAATCACTAATACGAATATTGATATCGTTCGCTCTGCAATGAAAGTGTTCATGGAATTAAAAATGATAGAAATATTATCCGACCAGACAATTTTTATGGCAGAGATAGAAAAATTGATAGGCAGTGAAACATATTGGGCGGAACAAAAAAGAAAATCGAGGGCAAATATTGGACAATGTCCAACTAATGTCCTTGAAATGTCCGAAGAAAGTCCAACGTGTCCAAGTAAGAGTATAGAGATAGAGATAGATAAAGAGAAAGATATAGATAAAGATATAAAGAAAGAAAAAAAGAATAAAGAAGAGGTCACTTACGTTCCCGATGAGTTATTAAACCAGACATTAATTAAGTTTATTGAAATGCGAAAAAAAATTAAGGCACCAATGACTGAATATGCAATCGGATTATTAATAAAAAAGCTGGATAAGCTGGCAGAAGATAATGACACAAAGATAGAAATATTAAATCAATCAATAGAAAGCAGTTGGAAAGGTATTTTCCCTCTAAAAAATGATTACAAACCCAAGAGCAAGGCACAACAGGCACAAGACGATTTTGTTAATAATGCAAAGGAGTGGCTTAATGAACAATGAAGAATTTTTATCTGTTGCTTCAGGATTGAGAGCAGCATATCCAAATAGTAATTTTCTCACTACCAAGGATTCAATCGCAATCTGGTACGATATGTTAAAAGATATTGACATTAAGATTTTCCAGTATGCTGCAAAGGAATACATAAGCACTGGTAAATTTCCACCTTCAATTGCAGATATAAGGGAGAAGTGCACCGGATACACGCAAATACCTATTGGAGATTGGAGTGAAGCTTGGGAAACTGTATTTAGAGCTATTAGAAAGTTCGGATATATGCAGGAACTAGATGCATTAGGCAGCATGGATGAAATTACTCAGACCTGTGTAAAAAGGCTTGGATATCAAAATATCTGTATGAGTGAAAATATTACAGCAGATAGGGCAAACTTCCGGGAAATATATGAAGCTGAAGCAAAGCGCAGGAAAGAACAGGGAAAGATTCCATTACAGTTACAGGAACAAAGACAGCAAATGATAGGGCAACTTATAGAAAACACTGTACAGCAGATCGAGAATAAAGAAGAACCGGTTATAGAGAAAAAAGAAGCTAATATGGGCATGGTATCTAAATTACTTAATGGATTAAGGAGGAATTGAGATGGTAGCAAGGATATGTGCCAAGGAATTAAAGAGAGTAATTCAAGCTTTGAAGCCTTTCACCAGTGGCGGAACGTACAATAAATTGATGCAATACATACATTTTAAAGTCAACTCGCAAGAAAAAGAAGTAAAGTTTGAAGCCCTGGACGGACACCGGATAGCAGTTGAATACCTTCCATGCGAAGCTGACGAAGATTTCAAAGGATATATAATGCCTGTGAACATAGGGAAAATACGTGATGACTACTGCGAGATAGAGTTACAGGGAGATAAATCCTATTTGACCGTGGATGATATAAGATACCGATTTATTCAGCCGGAAGGTACTTGGTATAACACAGATAAGATTTGGAAAGATTTCCAGAAAAAAGAACCTCAAATTGTAGGCATGAACACCGAACTGCTACGAGAAGCACTGAAATATCAAGAAACAGCAAACAGCGGAAGAACCAATGCACAATTGGAGTTTAGAGGAGAAAGAGAAGCAGTAATTATCAGGAATTGTAATGACGGACGGAACATGCGGGCTATTCTTCCAATAACTCTTCCAAGGGGGTGAGTGAACATTGAGAACTATAACAATAAATCTTATAGATACATTCACAGATGAAATTATTTTGAAGGATGTTACTGTTAAATCTGCCGCTGAACACTTAGGAATACCTCTTAAAACCTTTCAAAATACCATGTATGGAGATTGTCTTATAAAAGGGAGATACAAGCCTGAAAGAACTGGATTTATACCAAGCCAGAATTACTTAAAAACAAATTCACCCGAAACTACACGTTCATCATATGAAGAAAGATTCAATATTTTGTGGGAGGATGCAGTAAAACCATTCCGTATCCTATCACAGAGAAAGAAGGCAGCCCTATGAAATTCGTAAAAATAGCCGGAAAGAAATCCATAACCAAGAGTGGTAATAAAGGTAACATGGATAAGTTTATTTTCAGCGGAGTTAAGAGGAAAGGGAGAAGGTGAAGCAGTTCACCGGAAAATAAAAGAAAGGAAAAGAATAATTCTAGATAATAAGAGCGCGCTCGTTCAGACGTGAACGAAATGATAAAGCTATACATAGGGGGTAGCCCCTGCACACACTGGTCTATAGCACAGACCAAGAATAGAGAAACAGAGCCGTCCGGTCTTGGATGGGAGTTATTCAAAAATTATGTAATTGGACTTAAGAAGTATAAGCCAGATTATTTTCTTTACGAGAATAACAAAAGCATGTCACCAGCTATAAAGGCACAGATAACAAGGGAATTGGGAGTAGAACCAATGTTAATTAATTCAGCGTTGGTATCTGCGCAGAACAGGCAGCGTTTGTATTGGTCAAACATTCCTGGTATCACACAGCCGGATGATAAGGGTATATTGCTTAAGGATATCTTAGAGACAGGAGTTTGCTGGAGAGAAAAGAGCTATACACTGGATGCACATTATTACAAGTCGGCAGGCGAATATAATCCGAAAAAGCAACATTCATATTCTAGACATATGGCTGCCGAACCCATTCAAGTATTGAATATAAACCCAAGCGGACATGGAATGAATGGTGCAGTAATGCAAATTAATGGGAAAAGCCTAACACTGACAACGAATAAAGGTGAGGGTCCCAAAATCATAGAACCTATCCGTATCGGCACAATAGAAAGCGGTGAACGTAGTAAAAAGTCTGATAGTCAGGCTAATAGGGTATATTCTCCATTTGGAAAGAGTGTTACTTTGCTAGGCCAAGTCGGAGGAGCCGGAGCAAAAACAGGGTTGTATGCAGTCCCATGCTGTGTAGCACAAAGAGGAAGATATACTGGAGAAAACGGAGAAATCGAGCAGCACTTCGAGGTTAGGGAAGATGGGAAAAGCAATACACTTACCACAGTTCAAAAAGATAATTTGGTTGTAGAACCAATGAAAGTATCAGAAGCAACAAAAGTAGGATTTACCGAAATTGAACCTATGGACTGTGTAGACTTAGCTATGTTAAACAGCAAAACCAGAAGAGGTAGAAACATGAAGGAAAAGGCGAATTGCCTTACTACTTCGCCTGACTTCTATCAATACCTTGGAACAATAAAACAGCCTGTCTATGAAGTAAAAGACGGTTATATAACTATCAAAGATAAGAAATACCCTATAAAGTTGATGGATGGATACTACATAATCCGAAAACTGACGGTAACAGAGTGTATGAGGTTGCAGACGGTACCAGAGTGGTATGTATTTCCTGTTTCTGATAGCCAAGCATACAAACAGCTTGGAAATGGTTGGACGGTAGATGTTATCGCACATCAATTATCCTTTATTCCTGGTATCACAACGGAAGAAATCGAAGTTTTAAGTATGTATGACGGAATGAGCTGCGGACACATTGCTTTGGATAAGCTTGGCGCTAATGTAATACGGTATTATGCCACAGAGATTGATAAGTACGCCATACAGACCGTGAAACATAATTACCCTGATACAATCCATTTAGGAGATGCATACCAGGTAAGAAATAATGATTTTATACTTACATCAATAGATAAAAAACCATATGAGATAAATAGCTTGATGGGACAAATGTCTATCTTTGATTACCCCGAAGTGATACCAGATTAAGGAGCGTGATTATATGAATCAAAACGATGTATCAGGAACTCTACAAACTTATGCTGAAAAGGCAAGGAAAGCAAGAGATAAAGAGCATTTAAAAAATATTATACGAGAATTGAAAGAGGAATTAGATTTAAGAAAAATAACCTTTATAGACGATTGAATGGTTAGGATAACCGGGAAGGAGTTATATATGGCATTAGTCGTAATTGTATTAATGATTTGTCTCACGATAATTGAAGTTAATGAAATTAAGCATGGAGGTAAAAATGAGTGATTTAATAATCCGTAAGGCACTATTAGAGGACATGAGAAATACCATAACAGAAAGTTCCAATACATTTGATTGGATTAATTTAATTAACAACCAGCCCACTGCCTATGATGTGGACAAGGTAGTGGATAAAATAAGAATGAAATCGGAGAACGGAATAACCATAAGAGCAATAATTGAAATTGTGAAAGGTGGGTTAGATGAATGAATAAATTAAAGCTCCAGTTTATTGGAAAACCTATTTACAGATGGATGTGGGGAAAGAGATATATTAGCAACAAAACAGCATGGATATTAATAAATGTGCTTCGAATAGCGGAGGTAGAGGAATGAATAAAGAGATAGAAAAGGCTATTGATTTTATAACACCATATGCGGTATCAGGTGGTTTTAGTGCAGAAGAAAAAGGGTATTTTAAAGCTGCAATAACCGCCCTAGAAGCACATCAAGCCGATAGGTGGATACCCGTAACAAGCGGTAGACTTCCTGAATTAGGATTAAATGTTAAAGTTACTTGGAGGACACATGATGTATTTGAACACACAAATGAAGATGAAACAGAAATAGCGTATCGAAATGTTAATTTTCCACATGACTGGACGTTATCAAGAAGTAATCAAAGAGTCAATGTTGTTGCATGGAAATCCCTTGATGAACCTTGGGAGGAGGAACAGCCATGAATACACACAGAATAAAAACCTTATCTCCATACTTTAGAGATGTAAAATCTGGCAGGAAGAATTTTGAACTCCGTAAGAATGACCGGGATTATCAAATCGGGGACATAGTGATTCTGGAAGAATGGATTCCGGATGAAATATTTACCGGAGGATATACCGGACAAGTATTAGCAATGAGAATAAAATACATTTTATCAAACTGTGAAGAATTTGGATTAATAGATGGTTATTGCATACTTGGATTAGAGGAACGGGTATGAAGCGCAGCACACCAAACCTACGCCAGCCCTCCGAGCTAAAAGCCAATACCAGAGGAGTGTATGGCGAGTACATAAAGCATCCAAGCAAAATTAACCCTATCTTTACGGCTAAGCCTTGGTTGGGCGGAAAGGACGATAAGAATGGAATTAAAATATAAATTTAGAGCACTTACAAAAGATAACAAAAAGTGGGTATATGGATTACCAATATATGATTACAGATGCGTGGCAGGAAAAAGCGAATCAGTTTTGTGTATGCAAGAGTCTTCAAATACTACAATCAAAATGAAATATGAAATACTTCCAGAAACATTAAATGAATTTACAGGAAGGCTAGATATATACGAAAAAGACATAGTAGAGGGTTACACATATTTACCATCGGGAACACGTTCAAAAATACAAGGCATTGTTAAAAATATCAATTATGCTTTTGTGGTTGAGGGAATTAAATCATCAGGAGGAATGTCATGTTTTCTCATTGGACTCTATGATGCCAAAGTATTAGGCAACACCACAGATAATCCAGAACTATTACAGGAGGTAGAACGTGGCTAAGACAATTTGCAAGGCGAAGAAACTAGGGGAAGTTAAAAGACGTGGTAAAGCAAGCCTGGAATGGCGCGATGAAGATGGCACGCCTCACTATTATTGCTACGGATATAATGACGGAAGCACGGAAGAACTAATACCAGTATGCAGAGAGTGCATAGATAATGTAATATACGCACAAGATGACTTGGAGCAGTCCATTTTACAGGAGGTAGAACAGTGAGATATAAAGGAATAGAGGTAAGATTTATACAATTGGTATCGTATTTGGGTGACGAATACAAGGACAAGGACTTTAAAGAAGTCCAGGCACATTTTAAGAAAATGATTAAGAAACATAAATTTCCTTATGGCTGCTCTTTTGAGTGCCCTATTGAGGATATGATTTGCATTAATTTGGATGGTTCAATAGATATTGCGGATAGCGGGAAGGAGAAACTATTAAAAGCCTTATATGAGCTTAAGAAAATATTTCCTGATTCATACATAAACCTTAACTTGGAGGACTTTCTTCCAGAAGGAAACACCATAGACCTGACCGGAGAAGAATTTAAAAAGCTATATCTATTACAGGAGGTAGATAAGAAATGAGAAGAGGATGGAAAATTAATTTTAAGAACGGATACAGAATAATCCTTACCGAAAAGGCTTATGGAAAATACCAGAATGAAACACCAAAGGAAGATGTAAGAAGTGAAGAACATTGGTTTAATCTGGATGAATTGCTTAAGAAGTATCCAGAAGTCGACTTTATAGAACTTTAGGAGGTATCCAATGAATAAGAAAAATAAAATAAGCCCTTGTACAGGCTGTCCATTAAAAGGCAGTGACCATTGTAGGAATTGTGGAATCGGAGGTAAGGGAAAATGAATAAGGATAGGATTTTAGCTTATATAAATCAAAGAAAATATGAAATACATACAGGCATAAATTCTGCGGTTGGTTCAAAGTTTGATACAGAAAGAAGATTAATGGCAAATAGACTTGACGAATTATTGCAACTAGAAAAATCTATCAAGTCAGAGCCGGAGGAACCAATAATTAAAATGGTAGATTACGAAGGGGGACCAGTACCGAAAGAACTATGCACTATTGGCAGGGATGGAATACCAGACGATTTCCTCGGTTGTGGCTCATGCTTTGAAACGGATAACGGAATAGAGTGTTCAGACTGTCCTATAGACAAACTATTTAAGAGCTATGCGGCTTTAACAGGCCAAGGAGGGAATAATGGATAAGGATAAGCATATAGCAACACTAAACCAAAAAATTAACGATATGCTTGCAATGGGAGGAAGTCAGGACGACCATTATTACCGAAGAGGAATTGAATGGGCAAGGGATGCGGCACAGTCTGAGCCGGAAGAAACCTGTACATATACCCACGATGAAGAAACAGACGCATGGATATGCAGCAAATGCGATAATACATGGGTATTTATGGAGAGCAGCACCACACCAGAAGAGAATGACATGTATTACTGTCCTAAGTGCGGTAGAAAGCTAAATGAAAAGGCAGGTGAATGATATGGGCGTATCTAAGGATGAAATGTTAAAGATATTAAGAGATAAAAATAATAGGCTACAAAAAGAATGTGACCAATGGAAAAGAGAAGCCCTTACATATGCCGACCAGCTCGGTATGCTGCGGATATGGTTTGATGTAGTATTTGCAGAATCAGGCGAAAATATGGATACTGTGCTTGAAGAAATGAAAGATTATATTTCTATAAACCATTGATGCAGCGACACATAATAATTAAGCGTACATTCTCTACGCTGCCTACCTACCATATAGCAAACCCTGTAAGATGTACCGCCGGATATGGGTCGGGAGTAAACAATACCATCTATATGTATTTTAGTGCGAACACCATACATATCCTCCACCTGAAAGAGCATGGGTTTAACACCACCATCTGTACTAAACGCGGCGGATACATCTACAGGGGTGCCTTTTGGGACTGGCACAAACGCTTTAGAATGGCTTTCGAAAAATGGCATGGTTATATACCTCCTGGTGATATTATACGAACAAATGTTCTTAAATACAAGCGGAAATAATTAGAGAAAGGATGATGCGTATTGACTGAAAACGAAATTAAGAAAGAATATCTGAATGAATATAAAAACCTCTGCTTTAAATTAAAATCCCTGGAAGAGCAGTTGCAATCCATTAGAGAGGTAAACGAAGCCGCCAAGGTACAAACACTAACCGATATGCCTAAGGGAAGTATGCAAACGGACTTATCGGACTATATGTGTAAAATTGAGAAGCTGCAGGATAAAATCAGGGAAAAGAAAACCGAATGTGAAAACAGAAGATTAGACATTGAGGAAAGGATACTGGAAGTTAAGAACGGTATAGAAAGCACAATACTATTTAAAAAGTATATTGAATTTAATAAGTGGGAAGAAATATGTGTTGATATCGGCTATGAGTGGGCACAAGTACACAGATATCACAGCAAGGCGTTACAACATTTTGTATTATGATATAATATGATATGGAATGATACACTAAATGTATGTTATAGTTATGATAGAAAGAATATAACTGATAGAATATTCCTTCTACCTCCTATCGTTGCAGAACAAGCGAAAACTGATACTGTACCACACAGGATAATTCAATCTCTTTATCTCGGAGATATCGAAAGGTTGATAGTGGTAATAATTTAAGACACAAAAAAGAAGACCAGTTGGCCGACCGGTCTTCACTTTTTGACTAATGCTCGAATTTGTTTTTTCTTTTGATTGCAGAAATAACGATATAAAGGCTTATCCAGCATATTATAACGAACACGTCTGTGTCACAAGAAGAAATGATGTTTTTAAGTGTAGAAAATATTTCATAATGAAATACACCTAAAAGAAACAAGCAGAAGTCCCATGAATGAATAGCCACACTAACTTCCTTCATAAGTATACCTCTCTTTACAAGATAATATGTAGGGCTTACTCATACCTAGTGATGATATGACGCCTGAGAGGAAGAGTGCGCTATTCAATCATGTCCACACAAAAGATATATAGGAGGAAGTAGTGTGGCTACATTAAAAGACTTTAAAAATTAATTCTTATGTAATAAAAAAAAGACAATAAGATACATCGGCTTTACCGCCGTAAAATTCATACCTACCATTCATTAGTCTACCTCCTGTTCATTGCTGTTTGTGTGTGACAACTTAAATATAGCATTAATAGGTAAATATGTCAATAAATGTATTTCACAAGCACTTATCCATTAACTTGGGTAGGTGCTTTTCCTATGTCAGAAAGCAGGTGATAAGCCTTTGATACCGATAGAAGTTAAAAAGAAATGTGTAGAAATGGCATTGAATAATAAAACGGCAAGGGAAGTATATATGGAATACTATTCTAAGTCATTTGACACACAATACGAAAGTTTCCGCCGGATGCTTAAGATGTGGAAGAAAAAGAAGTGGGCAGATGAAACTTTGATGGAAGCCGGTAACCTTGGGTATGACTATACACCTCATGCAACTACAGTACAGGTCAATGGTAAGGGCGAGATTGTACAGGCTTGGATAAAGTCAAAGACCGGTGATGATATTTACTTGAAAATCATTGATGCAATACACTCACTTACTCCATTTGAACCGATACAGCCTAAAATAAAAGAGCTATTAGACCGGATGCTTGAAATTACATTTGATGATATGCATTGGGGAATTGCCTTCTTTGAAGATTATGAGGATACCTTAAGTGATACATTGGACTTAATCAGGACACGGAAATATAAAGAAATCAATATTGTTATTGGCGAGGACTTACTCCATACAGATGATTTAAAAGGCCATACCAGTAACGGGACATACATAGGCGAGATAGATGTATCAAGAGCATATAACGATTGCTTAAGATTCTACTTTGCAATCATGACAGCGGCCCTAGAACACGCTGAAACTGTTAATGTAGTATATTCCATGGGTAACCACTCTGAAACGCTCTCATGGACGATTGTACAGGTTTTAAAGCATATGTTTCCACAAGCCAATTATGACGACCGGTTCGAGGAAAGAAAGCTTATTACATACGGTAAGGTGTTTATTGGATTAACTCATGGTGATGTAATACCAAATAGTCTATCAAAGGTAAAGGAGTTATTTGTGGAAGAGAATCCGGTTGAATATGCCGGAGCCAAGATAAAAGAAATACATATCGGTCATTTCCATGCTGAGAAGGAAACAGGAGACATAAACGGCTGTATAGTACGTAGATTATCAACCAAGGTTCCAACAGATAAGTGGCACAAGAAAAATGGTTATACGATGGCTGCTAAGCGGTTCATGTTGTTCGAGTATACAACAGAGAAGCTGGCAGCTATTTATTATGTGTAGGAGGGTAAAATATGAGCGATAATGTAAATCATCCCAGCCATTATACAGGCGGATCAATAGAGTGTATAGATGCCATAGAGGAAGCCACAAGGGAACTGTGCGGAATTGAAGCAGTATGTACAGCTAATGCTATTAAATACTTATGGCGCTGGAAGCGTAAGAACGGATTAGAGGACTTAAAGAAAGCAGTATGGTATATTAACCGTATTATCGAAGAGAAAGAGAAGCAGAGCCATACAACGCTCGAACTACTTCATTTATACAATGAACAGGGAAGAGAAATAACAGCAAAGATAGAAGCACTTACCAAGCAACTACGCCGAGAAGAATATGAAAAGGATATCGGCCTATGAAGCAATGTATAGGATGCAAACATATAAGCAGCCGTAAGTGTGGCAGTATTGTTAAGATACGGGGGAGTAGCGGGGCGGTTGGGTATAAAAAGGAACCAGATGGCAGATGCACAGGGAGGAAAGAAGAATGAAAAAGGTAATCACAGTATTGGGAGTTATAGCTGTAATAGCATTGTTATATGGAATAAGTTGGTTAATAGTAGTTGGATTAATTAAGCTCATTGCTATATGTTTTGGCATTACATTCAGTTTAAAGGCAGCAACCGGTATATGGTTGGGCATTGTGCTGATAAAGTTATTATTCACCAAGAGTGATAGCGGTAAATAAATATACACAGTAACTTATAAACATATCAAAATGCATGGGGTTATATTATTAACTCTATTATAAATATACAATAAGGTGATAGCATGAAGCTGTATGAAACTACACGATGGAGAAAGAAGCGTGAACACATACTCAAAAGGGATAAGTATCAATGCCAACATTACAAGAGGTACGGAAAGAATATAGATGCTAATACAGTACATCATATATATCCAGTAAGTGAGTATCCAGAGTATACATGGTGTGATTGGAATCTGATTTCGCTTTCGCAACAAGCGCATGACATGATGCATGACAGAGTGACAGGAAAGCTCACTGCATTGGGCGAAGAATTGAAACGAAAGACCATCCCCCCACCCTCACACTGTTAAAAACAACTTGGAAATCACCGTTGGGTGGAAATTGTTCCAATAGAGCGATATTTTTAGAAACTTTTTTGGGATTTTAGAAAAGAGGTGAGTATATGCCAGGAAAGGCAATCCGTAAAGAAAGCATTAAAAAAAATACTATAGCAGATATGCAAATACTTGGTGTATATAAAGCTGAGTATGAGCCGATTATTGACATTTATTGTGAAATGAGAGAACAATATGAGCTATACACAAAACAACTTAAAGAAAAAAAATATAAATGTGATGAATACACAGCGGCAGGAGGAACCAAAAAATCAGCCCTGGTATCAACCATAGAAACGTTGAGAAAAGACATACTCCTGTATTCGGACAAGTTAGGGCTAAATCCTAAAGCAATGCTTAAGGATGGGCCGGGTAATGGAAAGAAAAAACAATCAAAGTTAGGAGCAGCATTAAGCAGCCTTGAAAAAGGATAATTCAAAATATCAAAACTATGACGTTGTTATGGAGTATGCCAATAGCATAGTTAACAAAAAGAAGATTGCTTGTAAAGAATCAATACAAAGCTGTCAAAGATTCTTAGGAGATTTAGAAAATGAATTATATGACTTTAACCCGAAGGATGCGGAATTTGTTATTCAAATAATAGAAAAGACTTTCTGCCATGCGCAGGGTGAAAGACTAGATGGCACTCCATTATTGGGAGAGCCTTTTTTATTGGAACCATTTCATAAATTCATTGTGTATAACCTGCTAGGTTTTAAGGAAAAAGGTACACAGATAAGAAGATTTAAAGAAGCGTTTATCTTTATCCCAAGAAAGAATATTAAGACCTCGTTTGCTGCAGCACTAGCTTGGGCTCTGGCTCTCTTGGAGAGAAAGAGTGGCAGTAAGGTATATATAACAAGTGCGGCCCTTAAGCAATCTCTTGAAAGCTTTAATTTTATAAATTTCAACCTAGATAACATGGGAGAAAAAGATAATTTCCGCATTATTGATAATAACCAGGAACACAGTATAAAAGGAGATTTAGGGGATGGGACAATATTTATACAAGCCTTGGCAGCAAGCCCAGATAGACAGGATTCCTTGAACTGCAATATTGGAATAGCAGACGAAATACACGCCTATAAATCACCCAAACAGTATAATATCATTAAAGAAGCCATGAAAGCTTATACAAATAAACTGATGATTGGTATAACGACAGCCGGAGACGATATGACAAGTTTCTGTTATCAGCGGTTACAGTATTGCAAAAAAATACTTGATAAGACGGTTCCGGATGAAAAGTATTTTATATTTATTTGCAAGGCCGATGAAGATGAAAACGGTAATATAGACTATACAAACCCGGTAATACATGAGATGGCTAATCCAGCATATGGAGTATCAATAAGGCCGGACGATATTATGAATGATGCTTTACAGGCACAGAATGACCCACAGCAGAGAAAGGATTTCTTTGCAAAGTCACTAAACATATTTACGGCAGCTATGAAAGCATATTTTAATATAGACGAATTTAGACGCAGTGACCGCAAGTTTAACTGGACGATTGAAGAATTAGCCAGACTTCCAATACAATGGTATGGAGGTTCGGATTTATCTAAGCTGCACGACCTCACAGCGGGTGCGCTATACGGAACCCTACATAATTATCCTTGCGCCAATGCAAAAGGAGATAAGGGGAATTATGATGTAGATATTATTATACCTCATGCGTGGTTTCCAATTGTTATGGCTGCAAAAAAAGCAGAAGAGGATAACATACCATTATTCGGCTGGCAAGATGATGGATGGCTGGATATGAGCAATAGCCCCACGGTAAACCATGCTGAAATTGTTAACTGGTTTATTGGTAAGAAAAAAGAAGGGTTCAAAATCAAGCAAGTAGGACATGATAGAAAGTTTTGTAGAGAATATTTTATAGATATGAAAAAAGCCGGTTTCAACATTATAGACCAGCCACAGTATTTTTATAAAAAGTCAGAGGGATTCCGAAGGATAGAACAGAAAGCTAAAGATGGATTGCTATACTATATGCACTCAGATGCGTATGAATATTGTGTACAAAATGTACTGGCAATTGAAAAGACAGACGATATGATTCAATATGAAAAAGTGAAACCAGGACAGAGGATTGATATATTTGATGCCTCTGTTTTTGCTTGTGTGAGGATGCTTGAAGCTATGGAAAAACAGAACAAGTTAAATGGATGGTTTTAAACGGGGGTAATTATGGGTATTTTAAAGCGAAATAAAAGAAAAACAAGGGCAGACACAATAGCGTACTGGTTAAATGGCGGTGATGCAAGAGACATTCTTTGCCCTACTGGATATACCAGATTAATTGACAACGAAGAGGTAAGAAAATGTACTCATAAAATTGCTGATTTAGTGTCAAACATGACTATTATGTTAATGGCTAATGGCACCAATGGAGATGTTCGAATTAAAAATGAACTATCCAGAAAGATTGATATAAATCCCAATAAACTTATGATTCGGAAACAATTTATTTATAAGACTGTTACTGACATGATACTGTATGGAAATGCAGTATGGCTTCCAACGTATAGCGGTGAATACTTGGAAAATCTGGATATTTTAAAATCTGACAGATTGCATTTTGACGAAACGAAAGACGGATATCAGATACGTTATGGAAATACAACTTTTAACCCAGATGAAGTTGTGCATTTTCCATTTATACCGGATGATGATAAACCATTTATGGGTGTTGGTTATGCAAAACAGGTAAAAGAATCTATAGATAATCTCCTTCAAGCAAACGCCACAAAGACAGGATTTTTAAAATCTAAGTGGAAGCCGAGTTTAATTATATCTATTCAAGCAGATATAGACCAATTGCAAGATAAAGAGCTGAGAAATAAAATTGTAGGAAGTTATACTGACACCACTGAAATCGGTGAACCTTGGCTTATTCCGGCAGGAGAGATAGACGTAAAGGAAGTAAAGCCGTTAACCCTGGCTGATCTTGCCATACAGGACAGTATTACATTAGATAAAAAAGCTATAGCTACGGCAATGGATGTTCCACCATTTATGGTTGGAGTTGGAGATTTTAAAAAGGATGAATATAACAATTTTGTAAAAAGAATCTGTTCAAGTTTTTCACAAATTATTCAACAAGTGCTAACTAAAAGTATTCTTTATTCTCCTGATATGTATTTCAAAATGAAGTCAAGGAGCCTTTTACAATACGATTTGCCAGAACTTACAGCCCATGTCAAGGATATGGTTGCGGGTGGTATGTTAAATCGAAATGAAGGAAGAAACGAGTTCGATTATTCGCCGGTTGATGATGATGGAATGGACGAATATATCGTACTCGAAAATTTCATTCCTGTTGCGAAAGTAGGGGACCAGAAAAAATTAAAAGAAGGTGATAACAATGAATAAAGAGATGAGACAAGCCTATTTCAAGAGCAAACTTGAAACCAGAGCGGAGCCGGACGGTGATAAATACATAGAAGGATACTGGGCGGTATATAACCAGGAAACAGAATTATGGCCCGGTACGTTTGAACGGATTGCCCCTGGAGCTTTTGACAATTCAATAAAAAATAATGATATCCGCTGCCTATTTAACCATGACAGCGGTTTTGTTTTGGGTAGACAATCTGCACAAACTCTTGAATTAAAATCTGACAATTACGGCCTATGGGGCAAGGTAAAAATCAATGAAGAAGATTCCCAGGCCGTGGCAGTATACGCAAGAGTGCAAAGAGGTGACATAACCGGATGCAGTTTCGGGTTCTGGCCAATATCTGAGGAATATGAAGAAATGAACGGTGAATTCCATTGGACTGTTAAAGAAGCAGATACCGAAGAAGTTTCAGTGTGTACATTTCCAGCGTACCCACAAACGGAAATACAGGCCAGAAAAAAAGATTATGGAAGCAGTATAACAAAAAAAATTGAAACACGGAAACAGGCATTAAAAGAAAGGTTAGGTAAAATAAATGCTTAAACAACTAAAATTACGAAAAGAGTTAGCTACTAAAAAAGCACAGCTTGAATCATTAAGACAGCAACAGGCTGACTTTAAAACGAGAGAATCGGAATTAACAGCCGCTCTTGAGGAAGCAAAAACAGAGGATGATATTAATCTGGTAAACGAAGGAATTGAAACCCTTGAAAAAGAGTTTAAAGAAGCTAATGCCGACGAAAAGGCAGCTACTATTGAAAATGAAATTGCAGATATTGAAAAGGAATTATCTGAATTGGATGAGAGATCAGAAGAAACCAAAACAGAAAATCCTAAGAAAGAGAGAGGGGAAAAAGGAATGAATAAATTACAGGTAAGAGAACTGCTTAAAACTGGTGCCTATTATGAAAGGGCAGAGGTTAAGGAATTTTACGAGAAATTTAAAAATTTAAGAGCAGTAACTGGCGGAGAACTTACAATTCCAGAAATTGTGGTTAATCGTATTATGGATATCCTGGGAGACTACTCCACTCTATATCCATTGGTGGATAAAATCAGGGTAAACGGAACAACCAGAATCCTTATCGATACCGATACCACGGCAGCTACATGGGTGGAAATGAGTGCTCCTATCCCTACTGGAGACGTAGGAACTGTTACAGATATTTCTTTCGATGGTTATAAAATCGGTAAGGTTACATTCGTGGATAATTCCATGTTACAGGACAGTATTATCAACCTGGATGATTATGTAACAAAGAAGATTGCAAGAGCCATTTCTTTAGGACTTGACCTTGCCATCTTAAAGGGTACAGGAGTAACTAATAAGCAGCCGGATGGAAT